TTTGTTTGTGATTGTATTTTAAACCTCTAGTTTTTACTTCACCTTCTGTACCAAGACCATCCGTTTCATCTTGTGCAGTATATAAAGCATCATCTAAAGATTTTGCAGTTGCTGTACCGTAACTTGCAGTAACTGTACCGTTTGCAAAGTCAAAGCTTTGATTGGTATTGATGTAATACTCTTTGTCTTTTAGATTTGTATTGTCTATTACAACTTCATAAATCCCAATAGCTTCTAAATCTTCAGCAGACCATACTGACATAATATTACTTGGATATTGATTATCTCCAATATTAATTGCCTTTGGTCTTGTAAAGACTTGTGTTACGTTGTTATCTTCTACTAATGCCCACATATTTTTCTCCTATCTTGCTGTGGTTGGTATTCCTGTTGATGTTACGAATGGGTTATGTGCAAATGCCATGTATACATATGTCGAACCACTAATATTTGCATCATTATAAGTGTTTCTAATTTTAACTCCATTACTTAAAAAATCTACTCCTGAAGTACTTGATGTTCCTTCATTACTATCACTGTTAGCATATATGTAGTTATCATTTAAGTTCGTACTTCTTTCAATATCAAAGATTAGCCAATTTGCTGAACCATCTCTTCTGATTATAAACAAAGCAGGTTTAAAACCTAAATAAACAAACGGACCGTTTGCATTTCCATTACCGACATACTCACCAAACTTGCTGTAGCCTTGTACTTCATGGAAGCAATATGCAATCATCCCTCCTGAACTTACATCACCATGATTTGTATAAAAAACTGTTGAAGAAGGGTCAGTATTATTTAAAACTGATGTATTACTTTGTATATAATTTAAAGCAAGTAAATGTTGCTTTCCTGCTCCTAGCTTTCTTGAATAACCAAACCAATGTAGTCCATTAACAGTAGATTTCATAAATATCCAATCAGGTGCTTGACTTAAACCATGTCCGATTGTATCCGGTGCTCCATCACTTGCCCATTTTACAATACTAAATCCTGCTGTCGTATTTGCTTGTACGGTAGAATTAACAGTACCGTTTGTATTTGTTGAAGTCGTTCCACCATTAGCTTTCCATTGCCAAGCTATGTATCCATCCCCTGAACCATTAACACCACCATTTGTTCCTACTGTAAAACCATCGGTATCAAATTGTGTTAGAAGCTGTGCATCTGTTGCTTCAGCATTAGCACCGTTAGAAATAAGTTCTTTTGTTGCTCCTCTAGTAGAATCAAATATTGAGTTATTATCACCACTAGCTTTACCACCAATCCAAACCCAGTCAGGTTTTAAATTACTATTTCCATCATTAACAACTGATTGTGTTGCTCCTGTACCAGTATATTCTTGAGCTTGAAAATGCTTTGAAGGGTCATCAATACTTGTATAAGCCATTATCCGTACTCCGCTATATTTTTAGTGCAAATTGCATAGTATCCTGACGGTGGTGCGTATTCAAAGCTTCCATAACCATTAGCATCACTCGCTGCACTTGAAATAGGATTTGATGTATAACCACCAAAGTTAGTTTCTAAACCATTATTCTGAAAAACACTCATAGCTGGATAATAATATCCTGAGTAAATAGAATCATTCCATGTAAAAGCACCTGTTAAAGATGAACCACTTGATGGGTCTGAGCCTGTTGGACTAACACCATTTCGCATAATGTAAAATCCAAGATTATCTAAATCTAAACAAACACTCATAATATCCCCTACAGCACTTGGAGCAATACCAACACCACTTCCACCATCTTGATTACCATAAGCTTGACCATTTATCATATACATTCCTACTGATAAGGTTGTGTCATTACTTCCATAACCTACATAATAACCACCTGCTGCTTGAGGAATTTTATCGTCTGAAGCATCGGCTATTCCAAATATTTGATAAACACTCGTAACTGAAGCAACTTCCCAATACCATTTGCCTTTAGTTAAAGCAACAGTAGCAACATTTGATAACCATCCAGTACCTGAACCACAAGTAATCTTTGTTTGTCCTTCTGTCACTAGAATATTATCATTAGTTTTAAAAATACTATTCATAGTACAAAAATTATTAGTAGGTGTATCAGTAGCATGGTCAGCAGCACTTAAATTACTATCTGAAAAATTATTACCATTACCACTACTATCTTTTCCGGAAGAAGATGCATCATCAAATTTTAAATAAAATCCTTCACTACCAAAATTTATATTACTAACATCTTTAGGTATCCATATACCATTACTATCATATTCACCAAAGTCTGTTGGTGCTAATTGTTGTCCATCAACTCCACAAAACTCTGCTAAGTAACCTCGCATATCAAAATCACCATCACCTGCATTATAACTACCACCAAAAGGTGCTGTACCTATTGTCAAATAATTTGTACTAAAGAAAGCACCTTGGTCAGTTTGGTCAGGAAAGCTACCTCCGTCATGGTCATCAACTTCTAATGATTCACCATTAACATAAAGTTTTACTCTATCAGAAGAAGGCGATGCTATCGTAGTATCAACTGCTACAACAAAATGATACCAAGCAGAAGGGTCTCTAAATTTTCTACTCATATTACGACAATCATGTCCATCATCAAATCTAAATTGAAAAAAGTCACTTCCAAAATACATTCTGCCATGTTGTCCTGCACCAATTACATATGCATTTCCTCCAGCGTTGACTGTTCCCGGAATTCTTTTAATCCAAAAACTAAAAGTGTAAGTTTGTCTGTTCCCTGCGGTTGGACTTGCTCTGTAAAGCCATTCATTGTTATCAGCTTCTAACTTCAAAGAGTTTGTAATCTCATAACCACCTGATGCTGAGTTAGCTGCACCAACTCCTAGATTAATATCTGTCATATTAGCTTAATGTTAAATTCTGATTCCTGCCAACTTCTAACCATTTAGAACCATTGTATCTAAATGTAAACAAATCACCTTTAGAAGCTGTTGTTGTTAGTGTAGGAGCTGTATCATCTTTGAATTCGTATACAGCGTTCCATGTTAAAGTTCTAGAGCCTGTACCGTCTTGGATAACTAATAAAGCTATGTACTGACCGTTGGCTATAGCGTTTGTTGGAGCTGCTAGAGTTCTGTTACCAGCTAATGTTACTTTAGCAACAGGACTTGTAGAAACATCCCAAGCTATCGTAGCACCATCAGTTAATGTTGCTTCTGCGATTGGTAGTAATTCTACCGGTACTTTAGTTGTTGCCATTAGTTACTCCTATGAATTTTGTGAATCGTACCAAGCCTTGTAAGCTGTCTTAACTGCATCAGTCCATACAGCATTACATACACCTTGTACCTCAGAAGACTCTCCACTGATATCTGTATCAGACCAAGTGTCTCCATCTTTAGCACAGCATTGTAAAACTTTTCTACTAAAAGACCTGTTGAGTTCAACATCATCTTCTTTAATTACTGTAGCAGTTCTTACTTGAACACTTTTGTATTCACCTATTATTTCTATTTTATCTTCTATTATTTCTTTTGTTAAAGCCATTTTATTTTTACTCCTTACCTAGCATCCACTAGGTATAATTTATTAAGCTGTTATATATGTCATTGAACCTGAAAAATATCCAGTTGATAATGTTACTGAGGAAAAGTTTGCGTTTGCTTGTGTTATACCTGAAGGTGCAAAGTAAACAAAGGTAGAAACACCGTAACAACTTCCAATATCATTATTGAAAACATCATTATAAAGAACAGTACCTACATTAGAGTATGATGTTCCGGATACACTAAACGGTAAGTTTTGTACAATTACATTACCTGTAGGTTGAGTCGTTACTCCAGTTACAATAATTAACCATCCAACCCTAACTAATCTACCAATTTTTGTATAATGCCCTGCTGCTGTTGAAGTTGTAAAAGACCCACCAGTAACAGAGCCTCCTAAATCAGGTGTCCAAGTACCTTCCTCGTAATCGTCAAGTGCGTTAGCTGCTGCTGTATCACCGTTAAAAGTTATACCACCATCTGCAAGTATCCTTAATTTTTCTGAAGGACTTGAGCCAGTGTAAAAACTTTGGAAACCATGTGAAGCTTGTATAAGTTCTTCACTAGTATGAGAATAACCCATATAGCCTCTGTAAGCTGCATTACCACTTGTACCATCTGCAAACATAAGATATTGAGTACCTGTAGTACCAGTATTAGCAATAGTTATACCATCTTCGTTTCCAGCAGTAACAACTAATCTATCGGAATAATAATCTGCTGGACTTGACGTACCCACGCCCACGTTACCGGAAGCATCAATTATCATTCTCTCGCTTCCACCAGTATCAAATCTTATCTTATCTTCATCAGAACTTTCTTCGACTTGAATCTTAGTATCGTTATCAGCATCTTGAATAAGCTTTGTAGTCGTTACCGTTGTATTAGCAAACGATATACATTCTACAGCACTACCATTTGGTGGAGCTGCTGAGAACGTTAAAGTTGTTCCTGATACACTGTAAGTATCTTTATGTTGAACAACACCATCAATAGTTACAAAGGTTGCATTCTCACTAGCTGGTGATATACTTAGTGTCAGCGTGGTGTCTGACCCATCACCAGTCATAGTATCAATACTAGGAGCTGTTCCTAAGATACCTGATGTAATTGTATAAACTGTAATGACTCTAGAGTTTGCTGGAGCAGTTGAGAATGTCAACGTAGTTCCTGAAACACTGTAAGTAGAATCATCTTGATATACACCGTCTATAAAGACTATAGTGTTATCTTCTCCAGTAGGAGCTTCTGCTAACGTGAAGGCTGTAGTACTACCGTCTCCAGTATAGGTATTTTGGTCAACAGCAGAGCCACTTGCTCCACTTCCACTACCTGCAATAGCTCCCCATTCAGTTGTATAACCTTCAAAACCGCCTGTTGTACTGTTATATCTAAAGTAACCTGCTGCCGGTGATGAAGGTCTTTGAGCTGTAGTACCGACTGGTACGTGTATTGAGTCTGTGTTAGAACCTAAATCGAGAGACACATCCGGAGATGCATTACCTATACCCACACGATTATTCGTGCTATCAACTTTCAATGTTGATGTATCGACTGTTAAATCGCCTGAAACTGTCAAGCTTGATAAAGTTCCAACACTTGTAATGTTTGTTTGAGCTGCTGTAGCTATTGTACCTGTTAGATTTCCAACAACTAAGTCAGCAGCAGCATATCCTGTAGCACCTGTATTAACTGTAGAAGCTGGTTCTGTTTGCGTATCAGCAAATAATCTAAATGTATTATCTGTTGATGCATCATAGAATAGACCAGCATATTTAGTTGTGCTTGATTCTACATACTTACCGTATAATCCAAAGTCTGTTGAGTTACCGGTATTAGCATTGGTAAGCCCTGTGAAGTTATCATCTGATACTATAGGACCTGTTTGTGTGGTTGTACCTGAAACAGTTAAGTTTCCTGATACTGTTAAATTATTAGAAATAGTTACATCATTAGGTAAACCATAAGTAATTGTACCTGAACTTTCTGCTACTTCAATCTCGTTAGAAGTTCCAGCAAATGTTATTGAGCCTCCAAGAGCTATGGCTGTTGCATTAGCACCACCACTATCAGCTACAGTTATACTTGAGTTTGCAAGTTTAGAGTTTGCAATAGACCCAGCTAACTGAGCATTGGTAATTGTACCTGTTAAACTTGATGTTGGATAGTTTGTAGCATCTGTTAAATCAAGAGCTGGTGTAGCATCTGAATCACCTAAAGAGAAATCAATACCACCTATACCAATTGTAGAGTTTGCTAATTTATTGTTAGCAATACTTCCAGCTAATTTATCATTAGCAATACTTCCTGCCAACATAGTATTGGTAACTGTACCACTATCACCTGAACCTACAAGAGTACCTGCTGATGATGGTAAAGTTACTGTATGATTACCACTAAATGCTGTGTGAGCCGGTGCTTGTAATCTTGCATAATGTGCATTAGATGATTCACAATAAAAATCTATGTATGATTGTGTACCACCATTCTTAATTGCAATAGCACCTTGAGATATTTGTACACCATTGGTTGAACCACCACCAACACCTAAAGATGTTGTAATCTGAGCTGCTGCTGGAATACCAATTGTAAGGGCATTACCTGAAGCAGAAGTTTCAATCTCGTTAGATGTACCACCGATTGTTAAAGTTTCACTATCTAAGTCAATGGCTATTGTACCACTGTCAGAAGTTAAATCTAAGTCTTGTGCTGTAACTTGACTATCTACATACGCTTTGACAGATTGTTGTGTCGGTACAAGTGTTGCAGAGTTAGAAGCCATATCATCTTCATCTACAAAAGCTGTAATGGTAATTGTACCATCACTTAATGAACCGTAAGTTATTGTACCGGTTGTTGTTATGGCTGATGAGCCATTGTCAATGCTTCCAAAGCCTGATGTGATAGAACCACTATTCAGTGCTCCGACTGTTGTTACATTTGATAAAGTATCTAAAGCACTTTCAAAGTATGTTTCAAAATCTGTAAGAGCTACTTGAACCATTGTGCCATTATCATTAACGACAACTCTGTCAGCATCTGCTAACGTTGTTGAAGTTGCTGATGTACTACCATCGACAATGTTTAGTTCTGTAGCTGTTGAAGTTACACCATCTAAGATATTAAGTTCAGCAGTTGTTGAAGTAACACCATCTAAAATATTTAGTTCAGCAGTAGTACTTGTTACTCCATCAAGAATATTAAGTTCTGTTGCAGTACTTGTAACACCATCGAGAATATTTAATTCGGCTGTGGTACTTGTAACTCCATCTAAAATATTTAACTCTGCTGCTGTCGAAGTTACACCATCTAAAATATTTATTTCTGCTGCTGTAGCTGTGACACCATCAAGAATATTAAGTTCTGCTGTAGTACTTGTAACACCGTCAAGGATGTTTAGTTCTGCTGTGCTGGATGTAACTCCATCAAGAATATTAAGTTCGGCTGCTGTGGATGTTACTCCGTCTAATATGTTTAGTTCAGCAGCAGTTGATGTAATAGCAGTACCATTAAAGTTGATACCATCTAAATAAGCTATACCGTCTACATATAAATCTTTCCATTCTTGTGAAGAACTTCCTAAGTCATAAGTATTATCTGTATTAGGAATAATATTTGAGTTGACGTCTGCACCAAAGACTACGTTATCGTCTGCTGCATCACCAAGAGTTAATGTACCACCATTAAATGTCGTAGTACCTGTAACAGTTAAATTACCACCTACAGAAACATTACCTGTAGTTGTAATCGAATCTATGTATGCATCTTTAAAGTATAAAGAACTTGTACCTAAGTCAACATCGCTATCGGTGACAGGAACGATAGCTCCATCAGCTATATAAAGCTGTTGTACCGGACTGCTTGATACTTCTACATAAAACTCAATGTAGTTATTTGTAGTATCAATAAGCACTTTATTGTTTGGTGAAGTTTCTCCAGCATCACCAATCAATCCAATAACAGGACCTGAAGCAGCAGTACCATCGTGACTGTGTCCTGTCGTGTTACTAAAAGCGTTTACGAGTTGGTTATATTCATCATTAAATAAAGCAGCAGTGATTGTATCACCATCTGCAAATGAACTTTGTCGTGTATAACCTGCCATTATGCGTTCTCCAGTGTTTCTATTCTAGTTTTTAATGAGTCATTTTCAGCTTTTAACTCTTGGATAGCTTTTATCATTGGTGAGATAAATTCTGAATACCTTAGACCATAGGTGTATTCACCTTCTACTTCTTCTTGAGTTGGCTCACTAACAATTACTCCATCTTCTTCTGTAACTTCTTCACCAACTTGTCTGTATTTTTGATTTTTTATAAATCCTGCAAATTCTGATGTAGGTTTACTAATATCTACAAGTACGTCTTCAACATCTTGAGCTATTAAACCATAGTGAGTTCTTGTACCACCATTAAATATATAAGATTTAGGTGATAGTCTATTAATGAAATCTAAACCTAAATCTGTGTCAGTAATAGTATTTTTTTCATTTCTATCTGATGTTTGGATTGTTGTATTTGTAGCATAGATATCATCATATCTAAATGCAGATGTTCCTAAATCATATACGTTATCTGTATATGGATACGTTGCACCATCATCAACAATAAGTCTTTGATTACCTGCTGTTTGAAATCTTACAGTATCTCCACTGAGCATTAAACCACCATAACCACTACTAGTTCTATTATAAGATAACACATATGAATATGAACCTGTAGTTCCAGTTTCTAAAGCTTGGTTAGTGCTATATCCATTATTATTATTATACCATCCACTGGTCCTCATCATCCCACCTGAATGTAAAGCATAATTATCTATTCTTAATTTTTCTAAATTATTAGAACCTGTACCACTTAATAAAGTATCACCTGCTGTTGCTTGTGTTGTGGTGTTTGTGTGAAAAGTTATACCATCGCTGTAGTACATCTTAATAAAAGACGGATACCAACTACTGGCGATTGCTTTAACTACATTAGCTGTTGAACTATCAACGTGAGCATTATGACCTATAATATGCATAGCACCTGATACAGTCTGACCTAATGCATTCATATTTGAAATTCTTAAAGCATCAGTATTTAAAAGTTTTAGAGTACCGTCTGATGTTATTGTCATTCTTTCGGTATTTGAGCCACCATTTGCTTGTGTATAGAAACCTAAATCAGCAGCATCGTTATTACCACCAACTCTACTTGCTCTAATCATAGCAACACTGTCAGTATTATTTTCAAAAATAAGACTTCCAACTGCACCGTTAGATGATTTATTACCATTAAGTGTTAAATCAACTCCTGTGTCTGAAGCTGAAGTTAGTATTTCTAGACTATCAAAATCTATAATACTGTCTGTTACTTTTGTTAATGCCATTTGTTTTTATCTCCTACCTGATGGTATAAAGTCTATATAAAATCCGTTGATAGTATATGGAGCTTTAGTATCATCACTAATAATTGTAAAGTTATTACTGTTACCACTTCCTTGTAGTGGGATTCGTATCATTGGACTTTCTGCTCCTCCAAATACGTTAGTGTTAAAAAGTGCTTCACCAAATAATGCTGGTGGGTTAATCGTACCTAAATCAAATAGATTAGGTGGTTGTGGTGTATCGGTATTACCGTAATCAAACCTAACTTGTACGTCAGGACTTACCACACCTTCAGAACTTGCAGACACTCTCATATAGTGTAAAGTTTTTAAAGTTCCTAAATCTCCGTAGTCGTAATCGGGTGTTCCGAATCGAGCAAGTATGTTAGACCCATCAAAGTCGTTACCTGAATCGTGTACGTAAACGTAGCCATCAGTATCACCATGATAATATTCTTCAATACCATTTTCGTTAAATCCTGAACCTATCTCCGTTACTTCTAAAGCTCTTGTTTCTGACCACTGAAAACCATTGGGTCTTAATGTTCCTATAATACCTCTTTGTTGGTTTTTGTTCAAAGAAGTGTTTGTATAAAATAATCTGTATTGTGACTTCTCTCTAATAACAACACTGCTGATTACAAAGTTATTAATAGATTCTGCTAAGTCTGTAAGAATAGGCTGTATAGCCTTACTTACTGTTCCTAACTCAACGTCACCAATTCTCGCTGTACCAGCAACTGTTCTCAGTCCATCCGGTGCTAAAAATATTAAGTCACCAGCAATCTCTTGAATACTATAACCTGATAAACATCCAACGTTTTCAGTAATCGGGTCTATTCTAGTATTAGCTTTAACATTTATATTAACTAATTTATGAATACTGTTTTCACAAAAGATAATTAAATCTTCACGGAAACCTTTAATTCCTGATACTTGGTCTGATAGTGTAATTGCATCAGCACCAGCTCCGTTAAAGCTATCAGGACTATTATATTCACTATAGTAAATTGTATTTAAATTATCTTCAACTCCAGCTACAATTAAATGATGGTCGTGAATTGTACAAAACTTTACTCCTTTTCCGGATGGTAGTCCTGTAGTTATTTCTTTTGCAAAAAATGTTCTACTTGTTAATGCTCCTGTGCCTTCCATACGAAAGCTAAATATAGCATTAGCTCCATCAGTAATAATTAATTCACCATAATCAAATGCAGCTCCTTCAAAAATTGCAAACTGACATTGACCTTGACCGGTTCTAGTAAGTGTACTACGACCTGTAAAGGTTGTGTAGTTATCACCACTACCTGATACAGAACTCTTATTTATTTCTAGCCATGAAGTTCCATCTTGACTAAAATAAATACTTGTTCCAGCAGCTACAACGACACCATCTGCATAAGGTGTAACACCTAATATATTTGTTGCACCACCTGTTGGTTGTACTGCACTACCTCCTCCAAACTTTGTAAATCCATTGATTCGTCTATATCCACCTTCAATAGATACCTCAAAGTTTCTAAGTTCTCGTGCTACTCCGGGAGATTTAAGTAAGTCAATCTGATTTGCTGACTTTACTAAGCCTCCGTCACATGCAACGGTGTATGGTTGTGAACGTGCCATAATTTAAAAATATCTTCTATCGTCTGTCATTGCTCGTGGTGTTGGATTGATTAAATTAGACTTCATATATTTTAAAGCTTTCTTGTAATCATCCAAAGCAAAGGCAGCTTGTTGTGGGCTTTCTTTAAATTGCCACACATAGTAACGTACTCT